ATGCTGCAAGGCCTTGATGCTGTAGCGTGGACACCCCCCCTACCCACGACGCCCCGTGTACAGCGCAATCACAAGCATAACACGCGCAAAGCCAACGATACAAAGCGTTGACAAGCCAAGCCTATCCATTACTCCGATCCTTGTGTTGTACATTGTGACAGTCAATGCAAAGCGCCCGCAGATTGTCAGGATCAAAGAACCACCTGACCCCTGACACAATGTGATGCACCTCCCTTGACGCCCTGATACCACATGCCTCGCACGTCGGTCGGTCGATCCTGATCCGCCTTGACAGCCTCTCCCATCTGTTCGAGTCGCGCAGTTGCCGTATCGATGCATTGCGCCCGGCACATCGCGGGCAATGCGGGCCGGAGTATGCCCGTTGACAATGGGCGCAGGGCTTCATGGGCCAGTGTATCCATACTTATTTATGTTCCCGTCCCTGTACCTGTCATTGACTCTTGCCCATTCAGGCGAGTCGTCGCCAATGTAAACGCAATGCTCGGCCAGCCGGATGGAGTAGCCACATGCAATCCATTTGGACAGCCCTTTGATGCGCGCTACGAAATATACAATGTCCAACAATATCTCGGTATATGTCACCTCAAGAATATTTGTCATGGCTCTATCTCCCTCTGTCATGGCTCTATCTCCCTCAAGAATATTTGTCATGGCTCTATCTCCCTTATGTTTTCCGGCCCGAATTCAATCGGCGTTGAACTCTGTCCCAGAATGATACCCGTGAATCTGGAACGGGCGGATTTTGAGAAGCTCTTTGTAAAACCAGTTACACGCACGTCGACAACGTCATAGCCGGATGTTCTTTTTATCCCAACCGTAACATATGCCCCGATTACGATCTTCGAAATCTGGGCCATTGTGGGAAGCGGTGGATGCATTTCTCCGCCGCGTTTGAATTTTTCAAGAATCATGTGGTTTGTCCCCCAAAAGCCTAAGCAATTCACGTACCAGGGGGCGGATATTCCATGGCCGCCCCCAAATTCCACCGACCCTGGCCTCAATGACGATCCCACCAGACGCTTCCACATTTTCGATCACCCGAAATTTTTCCGGGAGATCGTCCGCTCCAGTAAAATTCGGATGGTCTGATGGGAGTTCCCACTCAAAGATCACATCGGGGATTCCGAAGAAATTCAAAAGGTCGGCTCGGCATGGCACATCATGACTTACGTCAATGTCAAATTTGATCTTGCATTCGTCACATTCCCATTTCCCGTCAACGAGCGTTATGTCCCCGCCGCATTCGCACCCATAAGCCTGCTCTATCCGATGTTTTGTAAGCGTTCGGGCATGGGGGATTGTTTTTTCGGAAACGGAATGACAGACGATGCACTCCGAATAATGTTCTTTTTCCAGCACGCCGAAAGCCCCGCATTTTTCGCATTCTCTCATCGTTTTCCTCATCAGTTTAAAGGTTGCTGCTCAAATTTTTTTTCATACTCCGGATCATTTCTTGTCGGCTCGTAGGGTTTTGGCTGATACGAAAATTCGTTGTTCCTGATTCCGGAATATCCCCTGGTGGCCCCGTCCCGCGCCTTTTTTGATCCGATCCGTGACATGGCGCGGGAAATTTCCATTGACGTTGACCGACTCGGACTGAGTAAAACGTCTTTTTTTCTGAGTGTGTCGATTATTTCTGTCGTCGCCACAAAATCCGACCGGTCTCCGGTGATGTCAAAATATTTCCGTATGAAATCCTCGACAGGGTTTTCGATGTCAAAGCTTTTGTTGTGCTCTGCCTGATACGCCTTTTCGTGCGCTGAAAGTGTCCATTTTTCCCCGGTCATATACAGGCGGTAGGCCTGCGCCCACACCTGGTGGGGGGATTCCTTGGCATAATCCCAGTTGATCGATGATATTCGCATGCACATGAAACGCCTGTTCCCGGATTCGTCGGCGAGGAATCCGGTTCCCGGATTCACTGTCCCGATGAAAGACGCCATGCTTGGCTTTTTGATCCTGAATCTGCCATATGCCGGCCTTGTCTCAACCATGTGCTTTGTTACGAAAGCCTTTATCGATGCGATGTCCTTTTTTGCCGTTGTCGCGTCAAGCTCAGATATCTCCCAGATAAAATTGGATATCAGGCTCATGTCCATGTCTTTCATGTTCCCGTAGAGCGGTGACTCAATGAAATATTCTGGCATTCCGGAGCACAGCCATTTTGAGAAGTTGGATTTGCCGCAGTTTTGCGGGCCCTCTATCACAAGCACGTTGTTCTGTTCGCCGTGAAGGGCCTTTGCGATGGCCCCTACAAGGAATTTTCTGATATAGAGTTCCGGGATCCGGGTCTCGATATCGTTGACATATTTTATTGGCCGGTCCGGGCTTTCGAATTTTTCACAAAGGTTCGTTATGTGGTCCTGGCCGTCCCATGTGATTCCAGAAAGATACTCGCCAAGCGGATGATATTCATTTTGCATCGCCGACAGTGTCATGATGTCCCCGAGGGCGTCCCTCCCGTAAACCCCGATTTCGTTTTCCTTGGCCCAGCATCTGATTTTTGCCGCCTGGCTGTCCGACATTATACGCCCGTTGCACTCTATTTCATCATTGGCGACGTTGAATCGAAATTTGTAGCCCGCATTTTCCATCATGGCCATCACCTGGGACGGTTTTGGTGTCGGTTTTTTTTTGGGAGTTGTCATTTGCGGGAGTCCCGCTCCATTTTTTCGCGAATTGCCTTCCGGATATATTCGGATTCGTACATTCTGGACTTCCACGCCGCATCCTTCAGCTTTTTATCGTCTTCTTCGGCGATCTGGAATATTTTTCGTTTCATCACTCACCTCCCTTTTATCAGTAATGAAGCTGATATCACGGACCGTTTCCGAATGTCAACATGGTTTTGACTTTCCCCGACTGCCAACCTGCCAACCAACCTGCCAACCAACCTCAAAACATATAACGCATTGTTTTTATTGATAATTGCCAACCTAACCAACCTAACCAACCTGTTTTCTTATGAGTGTTTTGTCAACCCGTCCCTCACGCGCGTTTTTTATAAAAAAAATACTTTAGTATTCTCTAGGTTGGCAAAGGTTGGCTAGGTTGGCTAGAATGCCATTTCCATTAGGGTTTTTTACTGCCTGCAGGTTGGCAAAGGTTGGCTTTTTTGTCAAAAGGTTGGCTTTTCGCATGCCAATTGACGCCTGTCTGTGTACGGAGTCAACGCTTTCCCGATCTCTTCGAACAGTTCAGCCTCGCTCATCGATGAGCCCCTGAACTCAAAATCGATAATCGGGCCATAAAGTTTGCCCCCAATGCGGGCGGAACGGACACACGACCGCAGTATTTTTGCGCGGAAATAGACTTCTTCCCCGAACAACCAGGCCGGCATCTCCCTGGTAATTGGGGTTGTCTGCAATTCGTCAAAGTCGCCCAGCCAAAACGTAATCGTGCCATTTTCCAAATCGAAACAGTCAACGATTCCGGTTGTTTCCCATTTTGGGGTCATCATATCCTTTCGCACCATCCCGGCCTTTCAACCTCTCCCAACCTCTGTTTGAGCCTCCGCCAGGCTTCCACCCATTGCGGTTTCGTCTCGGTTTTTGCCCACCCGGACATCGCGACGTCAACGATTTCGATCATGGCCTCAAGCTCGCTGACCATCTGAAAATTTCTTGGGGGATGTTCGCTTATCGATATTTTTTTGCGGACTTTGACGATCTTCGCCCCGCCGCCGAAATAGCAGACGTACATGATTCGTGTCGGCACGTTCTTTGCAGAGCATTCGACGGTATGGAGAAAATCGCATCCGTTGCAGAGGTTTCCGGTCATGGTTCAAGAGTCGGTTCGGGGTTTGTGTTCTCAAGATCGGCATAGCCATTTTTTTCCGAGTCGTCAGGACATCCCGCCATAAAAAAAACCAAGATTGTCAATATGATTGCGCGTGTCATGTTGTGTTGTCTCCTTTTTGTTTGTTTCCATGCAGTCCCGGCCACATACCGGACACCGGTAGCGTGGCGGCAGCATTAAAAAACGGCTGAAAATACCAGGCCGGATTTTGACCTCAAGCGAGTTTCGGTAGACGCTTTCGGGACGTACGCGGCCATGCTCGACGCACACGACAAGCGGGAACACGTCATCGATGGATACAGGTTTCTGTTTTGGCCTGTCGATAAGCCATCGCGTCGGAAATCGCCTGAGCGACGCGCAATATGGCTGCCATTTTGGTTTTCGTTTCATTATTTCTCCTCAAAAGAGTTCGGCTTCTTTTTCCTCTTTTCCAAAATTGCCGGATCGTAGCATTCGACAGGCCCGAAGCCCGACGTTGTGTTATCCGTCCATTCGTTTTTTCCGCAATTTGGGCAAACAAAGGCCGTGTCCTCGCCACAAGCCGAGCAGTCGCCCGCCTGGTCTTCGTCGTTCCCGCCGCATCCGACGCATTCACGACCGAGACCATCCGGGTCGCACTCGCCATACCATCCGCAAATTGTGCATAGCCAACAGTCGTCCATTTTTCCCTCAAAAAAGTTCGTTTTGTTTCATGCCAACCGAAAAGCAGTGGGGGGATATAAACAGCGTTTCCCGGTGTTTGTTTCCGTTTTTCACCTTCCCGACATTGGAATAACCCCCTTGTGCCTTCCAGGCCTCTGTCGTCCACCCGGCATCTACAAGATTAGTGTACTCCGTGTCGTATCCGCCTTCATTTTTTGTCCCCGTACCGGTCATTGAGCAGTTCCCGGATGATCTGCGACATGGAGACGCGCCGCCTGTGCGCCTCCCTCCGCAGGCAATCGGCCTGTTTTTTTGTGATTATGAACATCTTTTTCATGCTTGCTCCATTTCCGCGAAATTCCCTATGCCTCTGCCGTTTCAATTAATTCCCGATACGTCTTGTCGGTTGTTTCCGATTTCAGCGTTATCTTCCTTACTATCATTGGATTCCCCTTTCACATCCCGCCCGCTTGCCACGTCGAGATTGACCTTTGCTGCCTTCACTTTAAGAATCGCCTGCCCATGTTTAGCCGGCAAGGCGTTTCTTCATGTTTCGATACCTGCCTGTTCTATGGCCTGTTCCATGCTTTTTTCGAAATCGATGGCAGTCATTCCGCAACAATAACCGCATCCGCCGTCACAAGAATCAATAAAATCATCATTGTCGACATCCCCCGGATCAACGCCATAAACCTCTATGCAGTGCTCGTGTATTATTGTACGCCATTTGCGTACTCTATCATGAGCATTTGCAAGTCCATCGAGCGCATTTTGCAATTTTGATTTTGACAGTTTATTTGACTTCATTTCTTCAACCTCATCTTCATCTCTTTTGCTCCTACATTCTGCCAACGATCATCAACAAAAACGCACATCCGGCGACAATCAGTGCCATCATCAAAATATCGAGCATTGCGTCAGTCATTTTTTGCGCCATTTCTCATACTCCTCTTCAATTCTCTGTTTTGCGATTTTAAAGTATTCTGGGTCAAGTTCCACTCCGATGAAATGTCTACGCTCGGCCATTGCTGCCACGCCCACAGACCCACTGCCCATAAATAAGTCAACGACAACCCCTGATTCCGGGGTAAACTCCTTGATGATCATTCGGCACAGATCAACCGGTTTTTCGGCACCATGAAATTTCTTTTTCAATGGGTATTCAAGAATAGTCGGGATATGGCTCATTGTTTTGTTGACTTTCGGCGTGCCTCTATTCGCATAAAAAATAAGTTCATGCCGTTTGCGAAAAGGCTTACCCATACCTATTCTTTTCTTGTCCCACACAAGGAGGTTGATTTGTTTCCAGTCATAAAACAATCCCACCAAAACGGCATAATAAATATCATCACAGAAGATAAAAATAGGAGCATCAGGCTTTAAGATTCGTTCGATGTCTGTTTTAAGGGTTGAAAAATAGTGTTCCTGGATTGCAAGGTCGGACAGTCTTTTTGATACCTTCCGGCCAAAACTTGCAACTGTAGGGGTTGAATACGGAGGGTCAATCAAAATCAAGTCCGCACAATTTTCAGGAAGTGTTTTTATTTGGTCTATGCAATCCCCACATTTTAGATTCATCTTCCCAACTCCTCCAGAACATCGTGCGCCCATCATCAAAATATCGAACATTGCGTCAATCATCTTTCGCCCCCGCCCCTTTCCCCGTCCACTTTTTTGCCCCTCTCCCCGCATATTGCCACGAGCAGCATGTAGCATCCGGCCAAATCGCGCAGAAACTCAAATTCGCCAAGCCTATCCCGCTCAAATTTGACACAGTTTTTGCATGGCATGTTTTTTAGATTTTCCCGCGCCGCCAGGTCAAGGCACTCTGAGTATCTGTAACAGTCATACCGCCTATACTCGTAGCCACGGGCATGGTCGGAGATCGCCGTTTTAATTGTTTGCCGGGTGTAAAATTTTTCTTTGCGTATCTTGGAGACGAACGCGCAATTTTTGAGCGCCTGACGGATAAGCCTGAGATTGACGCCGAATTCGACGCAGGCCTGCCTTGCTGAAAGTGTGTTCATTGTTTTTCACTCCTTCCCCGCAAGAATTGCGGCAATTTTTTTTGCCTTTACATGATCGAGATAATGCGCACGGCAGAGAATCGTGTTCTCCGGATGCCCTTTCACGTTCAGGTATTCCGGATGCCCTATATGGGCAAAAATAATTCCGGGTTTTTCGCGATCCTGAAGAAAGAGTTTGTTTAGTTCCAGCTCGACATCGCAAATCTGATTCGGCGTCAGTACAAAAACAGCCATAAATTATCCCCCTTCGTCTATACCCAAATTTTATCAAGTTTACCAAATCGCTATTTATAAGCTGCAAATCCGGCATTTGCCGGACTGCTCTGCGATTATTTTTTTAGGCATTCTGCCCCTGGAAAATTCTTCCGCCAATCCAGATAGGCGATGCGGCCACGTCGTTCCAAATTTTCCAGGGGTCAGCAGGGTTTTGTTTAATTCGTTTTCCAGCCCAACCAGACGATTGAAAATTTTCGGGTATTCTTTCCAAAGTGTCCACCATTCGTCAATCCGCTGCCAAAAGCACATCGCGCAGTCTGTTCGGCGCGGGATATTGACTCCTCGCCTTTCCAGATATCCAAGGACATCAGCCAGACCCCACCCCCATTCACGAAGCGGGAATCGCTGCTCAATGTTCCCGTCGAATATTTTGTTTCCGCGCCGCTTGGCCTCATCCGCCCGAAGCCCCACATATACCACTGCCGGCATATTTTCCGCGTAAAATTTTTGTGCTACCTCTATTTTCAGTAGCCTGGTGCACCATCTCTGTCTAAAATTTGGCAGCGCCCTGAAATGGGAAATCAAATCATAAATCGTCGGATACTCTGCGTCATGCCGTACGGTCAACCCTCCGAGCATCGTTCCAAGTCGCTCCCAATGCGCCGCCATTTCCGGCAACTCATCGCCTGTCGGAGTCACGAGAAACCTGTAATTTCGTTCAGGCTCCAATTCCATCATCCGGAGAGCCATGGCAGTCGAGTCCTTTCCCCCCGACAGAGCTATAATATGCGTCGTTATATCCATATTTTAACTTCCTTTGCCGGTAGCGTTCCCGTTTTAGGCGACCCCGCAAGCTCCCATGTGTGCCAGGCCATGCAAAGCCGGTCATATTCGACAAGTAAATCAGACACGTTTCGCTGGTCAACGCCCCACGTCTGGGCAAGCGGCGGTTCGGCCGCGCATCCGACCACAAACAGCATGGGGGCGCATTTGACCCCCCGCGTCGCCCTGATGCCCATCTCGTAGTGCAATGCCTGTATCCAGTGATGGGAGCGCATCGCAGACCGGAACTGTGAAAACGCCCCGGTCCATTTCAGATCGACCGGGAAGGCCATGCCCTGATCGATGTACAGGCAGTCGGCGAGCGCCTTTTTTTGGATCATGCCGCCGTCTGTCCAGTAGTGTTCGGTCTGCCACTCACAGACTGCCAGGTACTCGCCTATTTTGTGGCCCTTCAGCGGGTGCCATTCCGGGAATTCAAGCCCCATGATCGATTTTGCGAGCGTCCTCATCGCCCCATAGTCTTTCTGGCAAACCGGGATCAGCCCAGGAAAACCGATTGCCTCATCGATATACGCATGGCGCTTTGAGTAGGTCTTGTTGCGCTCCCCTTTCTGCGTCAGTATTTCCAGACCGGCAAGAGGCCTGCCGTCTTTTATGGCCTCGGCGATTTCATCCGGGGGTTCGTTGTCAATCTCGCTGACGTAGTATTTTTTCCCGAACTCGCCCGAACCGGTTGCTGTGTCCATTACGACGGCCTCAAAAGCATGGCCTTTTTCAAAATCGTATTTCCAGTCGATTTGCCGCAGTGCAATGTCCGGCGAATAATCACCGCCATTCCAGAATCTGGACAATTTGCCCGACGACTGGCCGGGCTTTGCAAAGTATGGATGCTCCATCAGTTTCTCCCCACAATCTCATGCGCCAAATCTTCCAGGCAGTCCTGGTCGGCCTCCCTGACATCAACAAGATCGACGTCACTGACTCCAACAAAATCGCCGCTTTCAAACCACAACCGCTCGTAGGTTTTGACCGCTTTCCTTGCAGACTCCTCACTGTCGGCGGCTACAACGTAACCGCATTCCAAAAGCGCGACAAATTCGTACAGTTTTTTCATTTCAATTTCTCCCCACCATTGGACACACAACCCTCTGCAATTTCATCCCGTTGCTGCAGAGCATATGTGTCCCAAACCCGTTTATCCCGCCCATTCTGAGCATCCCGTGGGCGTAGATGTCAAGCGCCCTGTTAGCCAAAACTACCCGGTATCCGGTCATTTGCCAAAATCTCATTTCTCACTCCAAAGCGTCGGGATGATTTTTGATTTAAAACTTCCTAAAAAGTATTTCATAATAATACAAATCGTCAATACTTAATCCTGAAATCTCATAGAAAATTTCAGGATCAAAATTAGGAATATCACACAATAACTCGATTTCTTTTATAGTAATATTTCTAATATTTTCATTCCAGTCACTTGAAGAATACAAAAAATTCGGAATTATTGTTTTATTCCATACACTTATATCGCACGGTTTGTTAAACACGCTAATACATTCAAATGTGTTAAAAAAACCAGATGATCTGTTTGTCTTATTCCAGTTCCCTGTATTACTGTCCCCTGTATTCCTGTACCCTGTATTCCTGTTCCCTGTATTACTGTCCCCTGTATTCCAGTCCCCTGTATTACTGTACCCTGTATTACTGTCCCCTGTATTACTGTCCCCTGTATTACTGTCCCCTGTATTACTGTCCCCTGTATTACTGTACCCTGTATTACTGTTCCCTGTATTACTGTCCCCTGTATTCCTGTACCCTGTATTACTGTACCCTGTATTACTGTTCCCTGTATTACTGTCCCCTGTATTACTGTTCCCTGTATTACTGTCCCCTGTATTACTGTCCCCTGTATTACTGTTTCCTGTATTCCAGTCCCCTGTATTCCAGTTCCCTGTATTCCTGTTTCCTGTATTCCTGTTTCCTGTATTCCTGTACCCTGTATTCCTGTACCCTGTATTCCTGTTTCCTGTATTCCTGTACCCTGTATTACTGTTCCCTGTATTGGCCCACCCAAAATTATTTGCAGTATTTCCCAAAATAGATAACTCTTCTTCATTCAATATTTTAATGATTTTAATTTCTGAACAAACAGATTTATTTTCTCCATCTATAACAAAACCAGACGCTTGAATTTCTGCAACTGTAATATCAATGTCCATATCGTAATACGTAAACAAATCGAACGGATTCCTATGAAAATGGAATCCGTTCATACACAATTTAATTCTGCTGCCATCACATTTATAAGTTTCGCCAACTTTAAATTCAAAATCCTTACATATAAAACCGGTTGCTGTTCTTCGTCCATTTTTGAATCCTTTAACTATTTGCTTTTTCATTTTTTAATCCTTTTATCGATTGATTGTAAAAATAAAATTCCTGCCATCCGCCCGCGCTTTCCTGTGCCCACCTGGGCGGCGGAGCGGGCGGATGGCTGTTAACGCTCAGATGTCGCCATAATCATAGAGTAACCTACACCCCCCACATAATTTCTTCCACGAGTTTCCACTTTGTTTCATCCGTGTCAGCTTTATCAATTCCGAGTTTGATTTTTGCCTCCCCGATCATAGCCTCCCCTGACGCAGAATCTCTGATTTCCAAAAGCACCTGGGTCGCCGACATGCGGGACAGCGCCTTGCATTGGGCAATAATATGACCGTCAATACAAATACGCGTCTCGCAGCAGTGTGACGGGACGTCAGGGGAATATCTTTTGCATTCCGCATTCCCGCAAATCACCGGGAAATTGTCGCCATACGGTCCCGTGGTGGCGGGTGGGGATTTTTTTTCAAGCGTGTATGCGGGTTCGGACGCGGCGATGCGCGGGCCGGCGTCGTCAACTGGTACGGCATCCGATGCGTCAACGATTTCGTCTTTAGTTTGCATTCCGAAAAGCATTTCCGGGCATGAGACCCGCGCAAAAAAAGTTGCCGCGCGGTATCTGAGCATCATATCCGGCATCGTTTTCCATTTTGACCCGGATTTCGAAAGCCATCCCTCGTCCTTCGCCATTTTGATCGACACCGGTGGGCCGAAAATTTTGGCCCCGGCTGTACCGTCGGAATTGATCCGGCTTGCCGAGGCGACACAGGTTTTCTCATCCCCCTCTCCTCCGGACATCTCGTATTCCAGCGGTGAAAACCGCCCGGAGTCGTTGATCAGGGCAATGGCGAGTTTTGCCTCAATGCCCGGTTTGCCATGCACTACATACAAATTTTGCATGAGCATGAACGGATCAATCCCCATTCTCCCTGCCAAATTGAGCGCGATCCATGCGTTTTCCGGTTTTTTGAAATGCGCCGGCACAAGGTCGCTCGCCGCGAACACCTGGGCGATTTGCCACTGCGATTCGAAATTTTTGTCAATTTGAACGAGTTCGCTTGCCATTTTTTTCAAAATCCTTTCTGGGTTATTTTTGGTGGAGCGGACGGGATTCGAACCCGTATTCCTCCGGGAATTAGACGCGCCGTTTATCCAATTAACTTACCGCCCCGGATATTGGATTCAATACTTCAAAAATCTTATCAGCCCGCCAGAATCATGGACCTGTCACATGATCTATGTGCGCTTTCAAAGTATATTCATATGCCACCAAAACTTCGTCACCCATGCTTCTCCGGTATCGATATATTGCGGCCAAGGTTTTCGACAACAGATCATTTTCATACTCTTTGAATTTCTCGAAGACATCATCGTCGGTTTTTGGAAGATATTCCGTAATCATCGTTGCATTTCCTTTCTAAGGATTCATCCACGAATGAGGTATTACATAAAACATTTTATCAAATACGCAACGGCCAAAAAAATAACAGGTCTAAGAACAATAATCGCAATAGTTTCCCAATGTTCTTTTTTTTCTGTTTTTACATTTGTCGGGTTTGTCATGTAGCTGACAAGCCCACCTATTCCAAGCGCGTGGGCATAACCTATTTCAGGGACGCCCAGAGGAGAAATGAACCATGTCCATGAAAATGCTATGGCCCCTGCGTTAAGCGCCAAGCTCAGAAAAACAAACCCGATTGATACAATTGCCTTCATGTTTCCAAAATCCTTTCGTTAAACGGTCCCTTGTGAGCATTCTTGACTGAGGTATTGAATTCAATACCTCCTGCAATCCTCGTGCCAACCCCATAAAAATGCATATCCGGCCATCTGGAAAAACAAAACAGGAACCCAGAGTTCCAGTTTTTTTGACATATACCAGCGACCTATTGATTTAACTGGCATTTTTTATATAAGAACAAAAAGTTCCTATCGGAACACAAAGTTCATGTTTTTGTTTTGCAATATAGGAAAATGTGACATTTATTGTCACTTTTTTGACAATTTTTTGTGTCTGTAAAGCCTTGTCAATTGCGGCTTTGCGGTATGCGTCTCTGTAAAGCCTTGGTAATGGCGCGACGAGAATTGGCACTTTTCCCGGCGATTTGTGGCAATTTCAGGAGCGCAAAATCAAAAAAGCGGCACCGCGAAAATTATTTTTTCCTTTATCCATGCGGTTCTACAGGCTTTTTGTAGAAAAATATAGCTTTTTGTTATATCATGGCACATCGATTGCATTATACATAGACAGTTGGTTGGTTGTTTGAAAAATTGAGATCGGGACCGGCAAGGATGGCCGGAGCAAGTACCTCAAACACTCCCGAAACGGAAGCGGATAGCCGGAAAATCCGAAGCAAGCCATAGGGGAACCGGGGCAAGCGAAAGGCGCAAGGGAGCCTCCGAGAGAGTTCGGACGGGGCGGAACGGAGCCAACTGGACAAAAAACGGAAACGAAACATATGAAAGGAAATGACATGCAAACAACGATGAAAGGAAACCGGATATGAAAAATATGAACGACAGATTCGACATTGACTCAAATATTTCAAAGGCCCTTCTCAAGGCGGCCAGGTTTGGCTTTGTCGACGTGCTGGACGCATTTGTGGCCGGCGCAGAATTTGACAGTTTCATAGCTGTCGCATTATGGATTTCAGGGGTTTTGTATGCCTCCGATCGCTCAGATTCGGAGTGGCAGGAAGTGAAGAGTCACATTGATGATTTTTATAAAAGTATCCAGGGTGAGTAAACCAACCGCAAGAATGCTGTTTATCGTGTTTTTAATCAGGAAACAAATTGAGAGGAAAAAGCATGGATTACTACGAAAAAATGGCTAAATCTGGCATACGACGAATTCCAAAAACCCGCGCGGATCAGCTTGAATTGCTGAAGTTCTATAATCGTCGCGTGCGCGAGGACCATCCGGATTATAGACCCGCCCAGCTGGAAATCGACAAAAAAGAATATCCGCAAGAATACGAGTAGCAAAAAAATACGCCCCGGCAACGGGGCGGAAAGGGAAAAAACAATGGAAAAAATCTTAATAGGCGGGCAGGCGCTCAGAATGATGGGTAGCAAAAGAAGCACCGACGATTTCGACTATCTGATTAACGAAAAGAATCTTCCGCTTTTTTCGAAAAGCGATACCGGGGATGATTTACTGAACGCCGCGAAATCGAAATTTTTCGCGGAAATCTGGAAGTTGGAAACGGGGAACGAAATGGCCGGAACGCAAAGCCTGCTCGAACTCAAGGCGTTCGCGCTCGTCGAGCACTGTCAAAACGGTTTTTTCCAGAAGGCCGACGACTGTGAATACGACATCAAATTTTTGGTTCGGCTCGGAGCGGGGCGTCTTGAAATCGCTCACAAATACATGACAACTGGACAGGCAAATGAAATAAACGGAATAATTGACAACGTAAAAAAGGAAGGGGGGACATCATGGAATACAAAGTAAAAAGTCTTGAGATCGACGGTCTTCGCGCATCCGCTACGATAGTTGACGAGGAGGGGCATGAGAGGTACATCCGCACTAATGGCAACGGCGAGGGCCTGTGGGTCAACGGCCAGCAGGTTTCTGGCACATGTCAGTTTTCGGTCAACGGGATGTCAAAAAGCGGCATCTACAAAAAATTCCGTAAGGTTTTCACATAAAGCCAAAGCCCGCCGAAAGGCGGGCACGAAAGGAAAGGTCAAAATGCAATGGATCATTATTAGAAAAGACAATGGTGGCTGGATTGAAAGTTTCCCGGCTTCGACAGAGGCCGACGTTCTGGATGTGCTCAAAAAAAAATTTTGGGAGCGAACGCTATTGGTTTACGAATTTGACGGGGGAGAGATCGGCCAGTATACCGGTTTCGAGCCGGAAGGCTTATTGCCAAACAAAATGCAAAATTACGCCTATTTCCTTGTCCCCTTTGGGTCAACGCCTTGGATGATAGCCGATTTGTGGAACGATGCCGATACGCATGTATGTATCCCGGCGTCGACGTTTATTAAAAAAATAAAAATAAAAGCGCGGACGATTGAAGCGGAAATCGATCTGTCGGATGTTGCCGATTGACACCAAACGCCCGCCGAAAGGCGGGCTGAAAGGGGAATATCATGAACACAAAACTGACGCTTGCCATCGATAAGATTTGCGAATCCGGGGTTGTATCCGGTTCGGAAATCTTCGGGATGGGGAAGGAATTTGATGGTGATGTCCCCAAATTTTGCTGGAGACTTAGGGACATCGTATTCGATGCTGATATTCCGGAACGCAGAAAAAAAAGAATCATCAGATTGCTGATCGAAGCAAGAAGAAAATACAAAAAATGGAGCTATCTAAATGACCGGAAGGACACCGCCCCTCGCGAAAGCCTCGCCAAGCGTTGGTTGGCCGTCCGTCTCCCGGGGGATGGAAATTTTATGAGAGGATAGTTATGAAATCGGCAAAAAAACACAAGGGGGGATTCTGGATCAATCTTGATCCGGAAACGCTGAAGGAAATCGAAAAATCGGCAAAGGCAAACTGTCGCTCAATGAGGCAGGAAATCACTTTTATAATCAAAAATTTCGTGACCAGGGAGAATTGCAAATGACGGAAACACTGGATCAGATACATCCAATATGATATGTCGCTCTGCGTTACGAGACTCGCCGGGGGTTCCAGATACACCCCCCGGCGTTTCGACCCGTAATCGCGGAAACTGGCAACTTACGCGGGTATCGCCCGGCGAGTCTATAACGCCTCGACAATATCGATTTTCCCATTCATTTTTGATGTTTGGTCATTAATTTTTGCGATGGTGACGTTTCCGATCTGTCGGCCATAAATTTGTGATGCCAGGTTAAAAAATGCGGCAGGTGCATCCGACGCAAGGAGCCAGCTTGAATTATCGAATTTTGGCCAAGGGTCGACAACTATCACACCCCTCTTGCCGACCGCATGGAGAAGATTGAACCACTCCGGAACATCAAGCGGATTTAATGACACGGACGGCTGTATCGTGCATCCCCTCTTTTTTGGCCGGTTGTCGGAAAACTGGTTGCCGCCGTATGACTCGCTGATACGGCTGCCGTCAATGGGATAGATGTCCCCACTGCCATCTACAAAATCATTTGACGGTTGAAATTTTGTTCCGATAATCAGCCTGCCTATTTCAAAAAACGTCGTTCCGGTTCCAGATGGATCGAAAAAAGTGAGTCTCCATCTGTGGGGGATCGGACCCGACGTAACCGGATAAAGCACGCGCGTCTTGTATGGCCGGATTTTGTTTATTGTTTTGGACCCGGCAGCCACACTGTAGTTGACCATCGAAAACGTCTGGTTATATACAGATGCGCCGCCAATTTCCCACATTTGGATTTGGACCGTTGCGAGGTCTGAGCAGTTGTGGTTGACGATTGCGATTGAGTCGATAATCTGATCCGATGTGGCACCTGGTGAAATACCCTCAACCCACTGCGGTCCTGCCCCTGCAGTTGAGCGCCAGGTCAATGTCGGGCTTTCATTTGTCAGTTCTGTGACTGGGTGATTCACGGCCGCGCTTGATGCTGACAGCGCCCATCTATCAACTGGATCGTTCTGGTATATAAAAACAATTTTTTTTTTGCTTACACATTCCATACTATCCCCACAAATCGATTGTTATTGTAGCGTTTCCATAGTTTTCACGCAACCCGGTTATCAAAAACTTTTTGGCGTTCAGGCCGTGCCGATACCATGCGCTCCCGTCTGCAAGCTCGGTCTGGTAGGTGACGGCCACAATGTCACCGATCTCATACCGCAGTTCCATTGCCTTGACCGTCAAGCGCAAAAGAACGCGGGGGACTTTGAGCAGGGTCACCCACTTTGTCGCCGCAGAAACCGCCCGGGCCGCAATAATCGAATTAAGCGTTTTCGTTTCCTCGCCGGCGAGCGGGTATTTGGTCAGGGTCGCCGTGTCCTGATAGTAGTCCAAACGAAACGGGAGCGTGAATGAAAGTTTTTGCGCCTCCGTAAGCGCCGGATTTAGCTGGTTTGACGTGGTTGGCGACTGGTTGCGGTAGTAGTTCACGTTGACCCTGTAGGTCGGGATCGACGCCTGGTTGATCGTCAACGAGCCGTCAAGAAACGCTATCGGATACTCCGACGAAACCGACTCCTCGATTGTCCAGTTGGCCGTCCCGGATGCCGGATCGGTAACCTCCCGGAGCGAAAATTTGCCATCTTTGCGGAATCCATACCACGCCGGCACACCGTCCGCAAGCTGCGCGATCACATTGGATACCGAAGTCTCTTTCATGACCGCGATTGCGACCTGCCACGGAAGCGCAACATCCGCCGCCGCAATCGCCGCCGCGTCGATCTGCGCCGGCAGGATGCCTCCCCACGTCTGGAGCACCCCGGACAAAACCGACCCAAAACCGGCAGCGTTGTAGTACGGGCCGGCGACGAAGCAGGTTATTCGGCCAGTAGGAGCGGCCACGAGCGTAAACGTTCCGTCAAGGTTGTCGGTATATTGGGCCGGGGTGGTTAGCGTAACTCCGTCCTGATAGACGAAGAAAAAACCGGCCCCGGCCCCCTCGTGATACATGTAGCGGTATGCCACGGTATCGACAAGGACCGGCTCCATGTTGGGGCAGTATCCGATACAGACCGGTTTTGATTTCCCGACGTTTGCCCCACAGTTTGGATATGCTGCCGTCGTGATTTTGTTTTTGCCGATTGTCAACCGTTTGATTTTGTTTTCAAGGCCGGATATGTCAAACGTGATACCGTTGTCGTTGCGCCTGACTCCGTTTACCGTCCCCGCGAAAACCTGCGCATACTCCGATAAGGGAAGATCATCGCCTCCGAAATAGCAGTAAATCGGCTGATCCTGTATGATCCATGTCACACCGAGGTCCTCAATATATATCCCGGACCGGTCGTGCGAAATGTCATATCCGTCCTCTGTCCTGAGCCTCGCGTCCGACCATGTGGGGGTGGGGTTGCCTCCGATTTCGCGGGAGTTGTATGTCAGGTCCGGGATTTTTTCGATCATCGGATGCCAGTATATTCCGGAAAGCTCCCCGGCGATGTCCGAGAAGTAAAAGAATCTCGTTACCAATGACGTGGCCGCGTCCTTGGCCGTCAAAATCATCAGCGACCGTTTTTCGGTATCCGGTTTGCGCCGGAATTCGGCCATCGTTGTTGCGCGTTTTGTCATTTCCTAATTCCCGAAAAATCCTTGGAATTGTTGAATTGTATAACGATCGGCCAGTTTTGCTTGCGGACTTTCAAAATCGTACCGCCCCCGTTGCGCCCCGTCCTGCAAAGGACCGGCGACCATATTTACAAGACCGTCCGGCGATATGTGCGGGACCGGCTTGGCCGCGATGCTCTGGTTGACTCCGAGAAGCTGCTCAACCAAGCCTATGAGTCGATCCATCCGCTCGTTGGCCCCGGTTGTGTTCGTGACGACATCCGAAAGATAAAGCTCTGAAAAAACATCCGACCGCCCCACATCCTCCGGAAACGTGACCGTGATTTGTTGGGGTTCAGGTGCCCGGTCGAACTCGGCGAACGATCCGCCGAATATTCCTCCGGACTGGATCTGCTTCCCGATTTCCTCGGCCCATTTGAGAGCGGGGATGGGTAGGATACCCTCACCCTGTTGGACGGGGAGAAAACCGTCCTCGTTTGGCGGAAGGGTTACTCCGCCAAGTGCCGCGCCCCCTATTTCGCCGGATATCCTTTGCCGGTCTTGCTCTGCCGTCCACGCCGCGGTTGTCTGTGCTCGCTCTTCCTGTTGGGCCTGACCGGTAGGATCGATCAGGATGTCGGACGGGACCATGCTGTCTCTCGCCCACACTCCAAGTTGCGCGAGCGGGTTTGAAACGCTCCCAGCCTGTTCTTGCCAGCCGAGATTCGGAGCCACTGCATACGCGGCAGTCGCAAGCGCATCCGAGATATCATTCCAGTATGTTGCCGCAAGACGGGTGGCAGTGCTCGCTCCGTAGCCCTCCTCGCCTATTTGCCAGTTGTCCCCCGATGCGGCCACGGGGTCGATATTTGCTGCAAACGCGTTTGAGAATTGTTCCCCGATTTCCGGACCGAACATTTCGTTGACAGTCGCGACTACCGCCGTGGCCATGTCCATAGATGCCTGTGTTGCCGCAATATAGGCGTTTCTGGCGTTCCCGTGGGCGCTTCCGGTGTCTCCCACGACCGGGTTAAGATTTCCCGTCCATCCGTCCGGCGTCCATGTTCTCGCGGCGTTTATCTGATCATTGAGATCGTCAACCTCGAATCTTGCATCCGGGCCCTGTGCAACGTCGACAACCGTTCCGACCATGCCTCCGACAGCGGCTCCAATAAGACCACCGGCCCAAGAATACGGCCCAGCCGTTGCTGCCGCTCCGATATATGCCCCGATTGTCGCCCCGGTCGTTGCAAGTGACGATTGCATGTGCTCGTCACCAACGATCATATTGAATACAGACCACAGCATACCGCCCCAGCCTGCCCCCTCAAGGGTATCGCCAATTGACGAAGCAACACTCCCTGCCGCCGCATTTTCAGCCGCCGTTACGCTTGCCGTTGACGTTGCGTTGATTGTGCTTGCCGTAAACGCCTCATATGCCGCCGCCGCCTGCTGGACCGTCTGGACGGATTGGGTTATTCCCTGCGCGTAGTCCTCATTTTGGAAACTCTGCCACGCTCCGATCCCGGAACCTATCGCGCCGGCTACCCCGCCCAGTCCGCCGGCAATATTCGCCGCCGACTTCGATCCCGCGTTTGCCGCATACGTCGAAAAAGCCGATTCGAACGCGTTGGCAAGGGCGATGCTTCCGGATGTGTTGTCGCCGTCCCGAAATGCCTGCCATGCGTTGTACAGCGCCACCCCGGATGCGCTGTAGTCGCCAACCGTGTCGAATATCCCCGGCGTGTTCTGTTCAGGGGTGATGCCGAAATAGCCAAGTACCGTCGATTGCGCGTCCTCCCAACCCACCGCATCCCTGAACTGCTGGGTCAGGCCGGCAGGGAGTACTGATTCACCGGGGTGCAACATGGCGAAAAAGCCGCCGCCTGGTGCCTGTGGCGTTCCGGGCTTTGGCGCAACATCGAAAACTCCGTCCTCTGCCGATATCAGCCAATCCGCAAGCGCAATGGCCCCGGTCGTGATTTGTTCAGCCGCCATTTTCGCGACCATCTTTGTGATTGTCTCGGCAAGGGTGGTCAGCATCGTGGACCATACTGTATCCCAGACATCGCCCATGTCCGATGAAGCGTTGCTGATGTTCCCGGCCATTTCGGAAATTTTTGTCGCCGCGTTTGCCAGTTCGGTTTCGAGCGCCTGACGTTCCAGTTCAAGCGCGTCTACCGCTCCGGACCCGGTTTCCGACATCAACTCTATGGAATCCGCCGCGTTCGTTCCGACGGTTGTCAAAACTTCCCCGCTCGAAGTCTCCAGCCCAGTCATAGTCTCGGCCACTCCGTCAAGCGCCGTAACGGTTGCCCCGATTGACGACTCTATCCCCGTTAACGATGTTCCGAGTTGCGTGTTGTACGCTTCCAGTGCCGATGCCGCCCCGGTTGACGCCTGGCTCATAAGCTCGATTGCGGTTGCGGTTGTCCCTTCCAGGTCTCCGGTTGCCGACGTTGCAAGCTCCTCGGCAAGCCCGATGGATTTTTCAAAAAGCTCCGCCGCATATTCGTAGTTGCCGAGGTTCATTTCATTAACTGCGGCGGCGTATTGCTCCTCGTATTCCATGCGCTCATCCAGCCAGCGCTCCTCATCAGACATCGTGTCGCGCCGAAGCTCACGGATTTTTTCCTCGGTGCTCAGGTTTATCCCGGCGATTTTGTCGTTTACGCCCTCGATTTTTTTGTAGTAGCCCTCCCACTCCGACATTAAACCGGCCAGGCTGTCCTTGCCGGCTTCGTAGATGTCTCCGTAGCCGTCGAGCACCACTTTTGCGGCAGCCTTGACTTTCGACGCATCCCCGAACGCAGCCGCCATGTTGATTTTTGCGATTTGTTTTTGTAATTCGGACGCCCCACCCGTCATCTCCGCCAAAACCGCCGGGGATTTTGCGAGCGCGGTTTCTGTTTTTTTGCCAAGGGACATTGCCGACAATCCCAAGGCGTCAAACTGGCCCCGTAGCCCACTGAAAGACGAGAATGTTTCACGAACCGCGTCGTCGGCATCTGAAAAAGCCTCCGCGATTTCCGCGTCAACATTCCTGATTTGCTCCTCAATGTCGGCGTACGATTTTTTCAAGTTGCCAAGCTCGGCTTCCATTGCCGACGTGTCCGGGCCTTCGAAAATGGACGTGATTGACTGACTTATTGCGTCGGAAAGCCCTTCCTGAAAAATATTGGCGACCTCCCGGCCCACATCCGCAAACGTCATTGCGTCCTGCTTGGCTTTCAGCAGCTGCAGTCTGAATCCGTCGAAAAACCTGTCCGACGATTCCAGTTTTTTGATGTCCAGTTCCAGGAGTTGGGCGGTTTTTTCTTTTTCAATGTCCACCGCGTCAACGCCGGCGCTCCGGAGCTTTTCGGTATAGGCGTTTATCCGCTCGATTTCCGAGGCGTAGTACTCCTCGGAAAACTGCCCGGCCCCGGAGTAGAATTCGAGACGTATGTCCTTGTTCGCGGCTTCCTGTTCGCGCAGGTACGCCGAATAAAGCGCGTCGTTTTCTTTGAGCGCCTCGATGTTTTCGAATTTCGCGTCAAGAATGTCCGTCATCGCCGCGTCGAACGAATCGACCTCGCCCCGGCTTACATCCTCGAAAATGCGGGCATATTCCCGGTCTATTTCGGCCAGTGATTCGGCTGAAAGTTCTTTGACGCCGAGCTTGTCTTTTAGAAAATCCTCATAGGCTTTCTGCGAGTCGCCAAGCGTTTTTTCAAATTCTTTGATCTGGCTTTCTTCGAGCTTGGCGATCTCTTTGAGCATCGCCTCGTGCTCTTTGACGGTCTCTTTGTACGCCTTGTCAATGGCCTTTTCGCGCTTGTCAAGAAAACCGAATTCGGCTTTGAGCGCCGCGTCAATAAGTTTCGATGTTTTGGCTTCGTGTTTTTCCCGGTCCGCCGCCTGTTTTTCCAGAGCGGCCTTCCGCTTCTCTGTTTCTTCGGCCAATGCCAGTGCCACAAGGATTTTCTTCTTTTCCTCTGCGAGCGCCTGATCCTGATATGCCTGCCCGATGTTTTTTCTTATTTCCGCCGCAGCATTTTTTGACGCCTTGGCTGTGTCGTCGTTGTGACCCTTCCACTGTTCGGCCCACGTTACGCCGGCTATTGCCTCTTTATAGATTGCGTCGACGGTTGCATCATGGATTTTCAGAGCCGCCTTCCTGCGATTCGACACGTCGTCGATCGACCCGGCCCACTCGCCCATTTCGCGAACGGCCATCTTGATGTCCATCGACATCTTGGCAAACCCGGCCTGCTCTTCGGTCTGCCCAAGCGCGCCCATTGTTGACGTGGCGATATCGGTAAGTTTCCCGAATGATTCCAGCATGAATTTCATCGGGGCTATGGATGCGTTTTTGATCGCCATCCACATATACTCCCCGGCGAACTGCAGCTCAATGAAGCCGCGCTGGATGGTGCTTACAAAATGGACGCCCCAAACCCGAGCAAACTCAAACTCGTCATACAAATACTGGCCGAGTTTGAACCCTGCGAACGCGGCGAAAATGCTCCCGGCGGCTATTCCCATCACGCCAAGCGCACCGGTTGCGGCACGGGCCGAAAGAGAGGTTCCCCACAACTGTTTGTTTAAGACATCGCTTGCCGACGTCATTTTTGACGTGGTGTCGCCAAATCCAATGCCACTTGCCGCATAATCGCCAAGCACCCCACCCAAATTTTTGAGCGCTCCAACCACGGGAGGCGCAACAACGGCGATGGCTTTCATGCCGAGTATCAGACCACCGCCGACCCCGAGAATTTCGACCATCGGAACGATTGCGGCCTTTGCGGAGCGCATCCCCTCGCCTATGTCGTTGGCCCATTTGCGGAGTTCCCCGGTTTTTGACATCCGGTCAATGGTTTCAAGGAGATCCGCAAGGGACTTTTTCATGTCACGGAAAAGCCCGGTAGCCATGACGTCTTTCTGGAAAATCGTCCAAACGTCGCCCAGGTTACTGAGCATGACGTCCCATGTTTTGAGCATCAGCCCGGCGGAATCGGCGGAATCGGCCCTCATCGCCGCAAAAAGTTTTTGCATTTCCGCATGGCCGATTGTGCCGGCCTCGGACATTTTCAGGATTTCGGCGGTATTTTTTCCAAGAGCTTTTTCGAGGAGGTTGATGACGGGGAGGCCGTTTTCGATCATCACCTTCATGTCGGCCATCTGGAGCTTTCCCTTGCCCCATGCCTGGCCCATCTGCGTGATGACCCCGGAAACGCTTGCCGCGTTTCCGCCGAATTTTGCCATTGAGTCCGTGATGGCTTTGAAGCTTCCATCCATCGGGTCAAGGCCGAATCCTTTCAGCTTGATAAAGCCCTTTGTCGCTTCTTCTATCGAAAGGGATGTTGTCCTGCCAAATTCAACTATCCATGCCGTCGCCTGTTTTCCGCCGGCGACCGAACCCATGAGCGAGTCCATGGAAATTTTCATGCGCTCGAATGTTGACGCGGTATCAACAAACGATTTCATTGTCAGACCAATCCCGGCAATCGCCGCCGTAAATTCAAGCGCGTGTGAACGGGCGCCCTTGAACAGGGACTCAGTACTCCTGATGTCCTCTTTCAGGACAGACAACCCAACCGACTTGTAGATGACTGTTGCGGACCCAAGTACCGGCATTTTTTATCTCTTCAATTTCCCCTCGAAACTCGCGAGGCTTGTGTGTGCGTTTTTGGTCAGTGAGCGCCTTAAATATATCCGTTTGTATTCGACGATCTGGGCGTATTTGGCGTTGTAGGTCACCTCTCCCACAACCTCGTTTTTGAAAACCCTTGCATCACGTTTCATGCCCGTCGATTTCAGGTGGCCGGTCAACACCGGGACGGCAGAATCGGCGTCATCGAGAATCATGTCCGTCGATTCGTTGACTGCCAATTTAAGGGAATCTATTACAGCCTCTTCAAGCTGTTTCCCAAACCATTCGACGATTGTGTCGGTTGCCGCGCTCATTTAGTCAAAGCCCCTCCCAAAACGCCAACAATGACGCAGACTATTTTTTCGGAAACCTCCGGCGTCAGAAAAAAAATGGACAGCGTGGCTATCGTTGCGAGAGCTATCACTATCCCGTTTCGGTCAATTGCGTTCATCCCCCTTGAATTCCCCGCACCAGTCCATTTTATGTGTTTCCGGCGAGATCGACTGCCTACCGGCGATGACCGGCGGATACCGCCTACATGTTCCGGTTTGGCTGTTTAAATCCGGCCTGCTTTGGTCCCAGAAAACACAGTCCTTGCACATACCGTCACCGTTTTTTGGTTCATGATTTCGGTCAATTGCTCCCATCGACCGGCTTTCCGAAAGACATCCTTATTTTTTGAACACGTTCAAGCGCCTCAATTTGTTGCTGGATCATGTGTTCTTGCATCACATAATCATCCGGAAACTGTTTTTCGGCACGTTCCACAATTTTTTTGACAAACTCTTTTTTGTCGATTTCAATTTCGGTTGTCGCCATTAATCCCCCTTACTTTTTGTTCACTTCCGTCATGATTTTATCTGCCAAAATACGGACCTTTTCGAACGTTTCCCGGACCGGTTCAATTTTCAGCATCCTGATTGCGGATTCAATCGATTGGTTTTTAAAATCCCCGCCCAGAAAATTGAACACATGAATCGCGTCGCCATTTTCAGGCATCGCATGGACCGCGCACCCGGTCAGGGTACCGGAACGCCCCTCCCACCGGTTGCAGAAAAAATCCATCATTCCGTTGTAGTCTGCATCCGGGTCTTTTCCGAGACCGTCGATGATTTCAACGGGGACACCCTCGGACAGCCATACTGTCCGGTTCGATACAGGGTGCCCCCACTCCAGCCTCTCGGCGACTATTTCCGCACAACGCCGGCAATTGGCGTTAAACCTTTCCCGCCGACCGGTGTACCAGCCAGCGAGCGCAGCAAGTTTTTTTCCTCATCCGTCGCCTTGCCGGTTGCCTCATTGTCCAACATTTCCCCGACATAGCTGCAGACAAAAACCCGCAACCCGTCATTCCACGAAAATGCTTTCTGGTTTTCGGTTGTGCAGTTTAGCTCATTCCCATCCGGACCGAAAAAACCCTCCCAGTATCCATCCGGCCCTCCACACCTGGCGACGAATTGGGCGACCTGAAAGCCGGAGGCGTCGAACTGCTGAACGGTTTCCCCTCCCCGGATTGACATGATGATAAACCTGGACCGGATTTTCCCGATCTCTTCCGGTGAGATGCTGAAAACTTTGATTTTTCCCCCGCCGAGCTCGTACTTGACGGGTTTTTCAAGCATCGGGGTTCCGTCCTCTTTTTTCGGATTCCATTCGAAAACTTCCGGGATTGCTACCACTTCGCTGATTTTCTTGGTGAGTCTCATTGTTTTCCCTTTCATCCCCTTTCAAGTTTATTTTTGGGCCGGGGCGTTGAAAGGGAAAGCCAGCCCCGGCCCGCGCCAAACCTCGGCGCTATTTTACAGTTGCCACCCGGCGCGAAGAACGGTTGTTGCACTTCCGACAGCATCCGCCGCCAGAACTCCGGAGTCCTCAAGCGTCAGCGTAAGGGCCGCCACTGTCTGGACGGTTACGATTTTCCGGTAGTTGGTAAGCGCCGCCGCCTCGTCGTCAATGAAAACTTTCATCCCGGCGATAATCCCGTCAGTAACAAAGCTGCCGGCGCTGCGGGCGATGGTGTCGTTGGCTCCGGTCGTGAACGTTATGGTCGGCACCGCGGCATCCTCGATGTGGATAAACGCCGTGATGCACTGAATGTTTGACAGAAGCGTGACGTCAACGGCCCATTTGCCGTTTACCGACTGCTCGCCAAGGTTGAAGTTTTGGACGCTGAACCCGCCGTTCGGAAACTGGATATGGTTCGGGATCCAAATGATGTCATTTGCCGAGTTTACCTTGTCCCGGCGTGCGTATATCCACATATCCTGCTTGTAATCCTGCGCGCAAAGCCCCCGGTTACTCAGTTCCGCGTGCTCCGTGTCGTTGTACTGGTAGTCCAGTTTGGCCGTGATCGGCTGAAATCTCGGTAACGTCGGGATGTCGAATCCCAGTGTCCCGGCCTGGTCAACAGCCACATTCCCCCGCTGATATCCTACAGGGGGCTTGATCCCGGTAAGCCCGATGACGAATTTGCGGCTTCCGATTGCCAGATCAGTATACATCTGGAGAGCCATCTCGTGAGACGAAAGCGCCTCACCCCTGTCGATTGTGCAAGTTGTACCCATGATTGTTTCTCCTATTTATTGTTTCAAAAGTTACCAGCAACAAGTTGTTGTCTCGTTTTTTGTCACATCAATATAAAATTGTGACATCCCGACCCACCTCGCAAATCGGCTTTTGTCGGTGTCGTCATACGTGGCCGGGACATACGGAGGCTCGCCGACACGCATCCGCAAATCGGGATAGAGCGGGGACAAGTCTTTCAATCCCTCGAATGACGCCCCGAAAAGGCACGAACAATTTTCTGTTAGGTCGTTGACGGTATCCATATCAGACCCGTAAAAAAGAAACTGTATTCCTATCCTGTCGCGCAGGTTGGTCGCCGTCCGGATGTCCATGACGTCAATCCAACTCCAAACACAGTAAGGGACTTTCGGAGTCTGCCCAGCCGCGCAGTCCGGAGCACGGCCCGGATAAATCCCGCCGCTGATTTTGGCGAGCCAGCCCGCGCCATAGGTGTCGGCATAGGCAAAAATTATGTTTTTGAGTTCGGTCAGGATCACTGATTTTCGCTCCTGGAACGAATATAGTTGCTTCGATAATCGTCACTTTTAAAACACTGCATTCTTTTTTCCAAAGTGGCAGAATAGGTCAGCATTGAAGCGTATTGGATATGCATCAATGTTTTTTCGTGATTTCGCAGCCCACTAAAAATTTCCGAATCGAAAAAATTTCCAAGTTTCGAAATTTTTTTATCAAGCTCCGCTTTTTCTTCGATAACTCTTTTTTGGTAATCTTGCATTTTCATACCCCCTCCCCTGTCAGTCATCAGTATGGTTTTTGAGTTCGGTCAGGATCACGATTCAACCCACATTTCTTCCGGGACAAACTCGTTGATGCTACAGAAATTGATGCATTTTGCATCACGGATTGTCACGTGCTTGCAGTTGCACGCATTATAATTATTGTGGATGCAATCTTTGTTTATGCATGTTATCAAGGACTGAGAGTCAATTTTCTCTGACAGAAACGGCATTTTTTCCGCAAACTCATCAGCAATATGTTTCATTTGAGCAGCACCTCCAGAATTTTTACGAGCGCGTCGTCAATCTTGTTTTCAGATTTCTCCGCCGCGTCCTTTATCGCCGGCAAAAGCACCAGCAAAACCAGCTTTACGCCCTCCGAAATGGCAAACCCCATCTCTACGCTCCTGTCGGTCATTATATTTTCATCTTTCAGCATGGTTCCCTTTCAACCTCCTGGCTGCAAACGACATGAAAGTCGTCCGCGTCGCTGTTTGGCGGATAAAATCCGTCGATGATAAATTCCCGGTCATGTCCACGAAAACCAAAAATCGTAATGTGGTAGCCCTGCAAAATCTGTGTCTGGTATCCCGGATTCTGAAACCAAACCTCCCAGAAATCCAACGCTCGAAACGCCCCGGCCACAAGTGTCGCCTCTGAGCGCTTGGACACTATCCGGACGCGCATTGCAGGAATCACGTCGACAAACGTCGTTTCCGGTTCGTCTCCGGGATTCGTCTGCGTTATTACCGGTCGCGTGATTTTGGCGACGTGCCGGAAATGGTAGGGTCTAATCATCCGGACCGTGAATCCGCCCGTTGAACTTTTCGGTCATGTCCCGATTTGCCGGAACACGGGAAAGCTGGAGTTCCCGAATCGACTTCACGCAGTCAAGAAATGTGGCATCTTTCGGCAGACCAAGCGCCCGCCTGAACCACGCGAGCTCGTCGGCGTTCGTCACCGCCGGCATTGTCATTTTATTATCCAAAATAGAGTCTCCTGTTTCCCACGATTGTTTTCCATGCCTCCGGCAACAAATTTAGGTTCGGATATTCTTTGTACATCCCGGTTTCCCGCATTTTCTCTCCGCAATACGCGAACATCGCGCTCCGGATGTCGCCCGGGATTGTTTTCCCGATGCACTCCCATACGAGCGTGTCCGGCCCCTCCGGATACGCCGCCCCGATTTCGGTTGTGAGCACCGGCTCCGCTGTCCCAGATGTCCCGGCAAACTGGCATTCGTAAGCCAATCCAAGCCGTTTTTGGGATGTCGGGAGCATGATGTCGCCGATATTGTAGGAGGTTGACGCGGTCCAAATATCTCCGACATGCCATCCGCAATCGAATGTTATCGATATCGAATCAATCGCAGTTCCGTCGATGTCGGTAGGCCAGTCCTTTTCGAATTCCAGCGCAAGGATATAGTTGCTGTTTTCCGACTCAATCACCCTGTAGTCGGTCGCCGGCATGGTCTGCGTGACGCCATCGGAATCGACATACATGACAACGATTTCCGAATTGTTTCCGAATGGCATGTACATTTCACGTCCCGCGCAAACCTCCGGATTCTGGCTGCCAAAACGCCAAGGGTGCCACTTGATCCGCTGGTTGCATACCATCGCCCCGGTTTCCAGTTGGATGGCCTCCGTTGCTGAGGCAATCAGCCATGATATCCGGTCGTCGTCGTCGGTAAACGTCGGATGCCGGTAGATCCATTGCTTGACTTCTGTCGGAGTTAACGGCAGGTATCGCGGCCCGCGTATGGTTGTGTAGCGAAGCATGATCTATTTGCCTACCGGGTTTGGGCACGCCGGACCTGGCGGATCGGTCCTGCAAGTGGATGACGACGGACCTCCGAGATATCCGGGGTCTTTTGCCATGATCGGGTCACAGGCACCCGACGAAATAAGCAGTGCCACGATGGCGATAAACAGTTTCTTCATTTTTTAATCCTTCATGCAATCCGGTAGCGGTGTTTTGTTGACAAAAGCCGCTACCTGTCTGAGTGTTTTTAATTCCCTTTTGATTTCGTTGACATCTGTCTGCAAATCCCGGATCCGTTTCTCAAATCCGTTTTTCCGCATGTCCGTGGCATGGTCGATCTTTCTCTCTATGCTTTGCCTCAGACTTCTCAACAGCCGAAAACACCACCACAAAACCGGAACCGATACGGAGATCGAAACAAGGACAAGCGTCAAAATGTATGCGGTTGCCGTCATTTTTTCTTAAGAACCTCGTCAATTTTGTCGTGAAGCCGGTCAATCGTCGATTTGAAATCCTGTTCAATCTGTTTTGTCATTTTCAGCGTCGCCATTTCAACCGACCTCTCGATTATTGTTTCAATCGACTCCCGATGCAGCTTGCAGTCGGATGTGTCGACAAACCGCTGTTTTCCTTCCGGAGTCCATAGCATCGTTTTCAGTTCATCGACTTTTTTTGACGCCGAATTTACTTTTGCGATCAACTTTCCGATCTGCCGGATGCATACAACGGAAGTGGTCAGGAGCGACAAGACTCCGACCAGAACCGCAATCCATATTTGTAGATTTTTGGGGTCCATGCATGGTCCCTATGGCAGCAACGCTATTGCGTTTGCGCTGTTGTTTGTTATCGTAAGCATTACGGAATTTCCCCTATGTATTGGACATTTATATTTCCATATGTCGGCGACATATCGACATCGGCAGTATGCGAATGTCTGACACGAAAATCAATGTCAACGGGAACGGTGGGCACGTTTATGAATCCCGTGAAACTCGGGGACAGCAGAATATCCTTTACCGCAGCTTCGTTAAAATGGATTTGGTCTTGTTCCACTCCGTCTAAAAAAGGGGCTCCCCACCAGTCTATTTTATCCACTCCTGATGCAAAGCTCAGGCTCCCCTCCACCCGGTAGCGACCTTTGACCGTGATGGTTGTTTTGTCATTTGCCGCATTGGGCGTGACATTTGAAGAAAAACTATTGTCCGTATATGGCGTGATTTTTGTGTATGTTAAACCGACTGGGATTGTTTGTGGCGCGGATGCGTCATGAAAATGCACCCCGCCATAAATACCTTGTTGCAAAAACTTCCCGACAATGGTTGTTCCGTAAGGATCGATTTTCAAAACGTTTCCAAAGTTTATCTGGTTTTGCGCCGCTTTAAAAAGCCTGTAATAGTTTTCGCCCATGGTCGCCAATGACGCCGCCGAATAGTGCAAAAAATCAACTCCGGCCAATTCCGTTGAATTGTAAAAACCGCCGGCCTGGATGCTGTTCGCGAATCGTTCCTGATCCGCATTTATTGCCGATCCGAGAAGCGGACATGTGCTTATCAAAGCCGCGCTGACAAACGGAGTGTTGTCGCCAAATCCGTTGATGTCGTTTTTGAATCCGGAGTGCATTGCAGAAATGTTTTTATAGTAATTGACGCCCCCGTTTTGTGCGTCCTTCTCTCCCTGATGCCAAAACACCCCAGTGGTTTTTGTCATTGAAAAAGCAGCCAGCGCCGAATTCATCCGGGCCACTGCGCTGGAATACGCCGGGTCTCCCCGGTTCCACTCGTTGTCCACAAAACCTGTTCCGCCCTCTGCAACCGGAACCAAAAGAATGCCCCACCCGTATGGCAAATCCGCTATGTAAGCATTTGCGAATTCCAACCACAATCCCATCCGCCCCGCCGTTTCATCGGGATGATGCAATGGGTTGGTAGCGGGCGTTACAGTCTGGGTATAAAATCCGAACTGAAAAACTTTCCCGGCAATCGTCGTGTAATCATCATCGATGCCAGGTCGAATATCCGGATAGCCTATCATATTGGATTGACCGGCAAGCATGACGGTAGCCATGGCATAACGCCCGTTTGCGTACATCATGTCCGCGTCAGCGTTCGTCAGTTCCCGGTTCAAAAATACGATGTCATCAAGTAACCCTGAAAAAAAGTACCGATTCCCTGAACTGTAGACGTTGCACCCTATCGAGGAGTTTGTCAGTTTGACTCCCGACAAACTTGTCGGATCGGATGAAGATCCAGCGATCAGGTTTGTGACAAGGGTGTTGTCAACCCAAAACTTCGAACCGGACGGGCCCATGCTTGCAATGATGTGGTGTTCCGCGCCATCCCGTATATTAACCTGATATTCCCATCGGAATTTGTAGACCCCGGATATTGCTATTTGAAAAACCGGATAACCGGACGAATTCAAAAACATCAGACAATGTGTTGCGGTTGTGCCACGGTCTGAAAAATTGACAATTGCGTGCGTTCCGGACCCTGCCGAAGTTTTGACTTTGGCGGAAAATGAAAACGCGTCTTGTCCCGACCACTGGAACAAATGGGATGTCAAATCGATTGCATCCGTTGTCCCGTTCAGACTTAGCCAGCCGGCGGAAAGTGTAGGCGTGCCTATTTCCACCCCGTCAAAACCGTATTCGGAAACATCCCCGGTGGTCGTGCTTTCGAAATTATAAAACCCCAAAATGATATCCGGAACGGATGGAATTTTTGCAACACTTCCATCGGATGTTGCACTACTTCCACGAATGCTTCCGCTTCCGTCGATTCTAAAAGTTTTGTCACCGAGATACATGTCATCGGAAGCGCTTGCCGATGTGACAAGCAACAACAAAAATATCGATATGATTCGTTTCATTTTAATATTTCGCCTCTAATTTCAGCGTTAACGAACTGCCAAGCCTGTTGATAATCCGCGCGAATGATCCGGCGTCAATAATACATAAATTGCCGTCGACGGAGGAATTCGCAACATTAGCACTCGATGAAATTATAAAAGCTTCCCCTGACGAATTCCATGTGAAAGTTGCCCACTCCTGGGAGTCGCCTATTGAGCAGTTTCCCCATCCGGATGTGGCGTCGGCAAGGTTATAAAACGCCTCGTCGGCCAATACCACCGCGCGCGCGTCCGTGATCAGACCGTTTATGACCGTCGTGTTTGCGTCGGTCTCAAGCCTGTCATCCGCCTGTCGCCAAATAAAACCGCCATCAGATGTGGCCCCGTTGAAAATCAGTCTATAATCCGTTGCTGCCACTCCCCCGAAAAGTGTTATATTGGTAGGGGAAACGACCATTCTCTCCACGCCGTTGACGATATTTCCCAATACGAAATTAATCCCGTCGGATATCAAAAAACCGCCAGTGTTTGCGTATGTGGGATGGCTTGGGTCAAAAATCGACAGACTCATCCGAGACGCCCCGACTGCGCTGTTTCTCATGACAATACCAGCCGAACCCGTACTGGCTCCGCCGCCGTCTGATGAAAGAAAAATTTGGTTGTTGCTGCTGTCATCAGTGGTGATGTGTAGCATCCTTTCCGGGCTTGTTTGGTTGATTCCAACACGCCCGGTCGCAGAATCGAAAAACAAATCCGATGTGGGAACAGGCAACCATGCCGTTGACCATACAAGAAACTGCCCGGCCTCCGTTCCGTCTGCCGGAAGCTCAGACGCAAACGCCACTTGTGCCGCACCGCCGGCAGGGTCATATACGGATTCAAGCATGTCTCCGCCTCCGCCTCCGCCGCCCCCGCCGTAAAATGCCCATTGCGCCGAAACATGCCCTGAGCACAACAGGACAAAAACCGCCGCCGCAAAAAATGTTTTTCGCATAATTAGCCAACCCTCTTGAAAAACAGCCAAAGATCAAGCGTCGCGCTGTTCACGGCGTTGTTGGTGATTACGAGGCTCCATGTGGTTTCCATCGTCACCATGCCTACAGCCGACGCCACGGCCCCCGGAATGTACGGGGCGGCAAACTCGGTAGCGGTTGCCGAACGGTTGCCAAGATTCCCGCCGAACACATCCCCGCCCGATTCGGTTATCGCAATATCGTAGTTCGCGGTTGGGGCCACTGCTCCGGGGTCTGTTTTGGCCCTGTAGCAGTGCCATCCTTTGATAGCGTCCAGCCATTGGGACTCAAAAGCGATTGCCGGAAAACTTCCGTCAACGGCACTGGCAACACAGGCAAACTTGATCACAAACACGCCGTTTGCCGACGATCCGAGATAATACCCGGTCTGTGTCGCCGCTCCCTGCCCGAATGCGGAACCCGTGAAAAGCGCAAAAATCATTGTGATGAGCGCAAGTTTTTTCATGGCCTAGCTCCTATTCTGCCATACTTTCACATAATCCACAGACAGAACCCCAAGCCCGGCCCCGGACGCCTTGTAAAGTCCGACGTGCGGTTGCGCTTTGGAATTTGCCGCGCTTGCCGCGTTTGCGAATGTCGTTGTCCCGGCTACCCGGTTTCCATCGATGTAAAATTTAATGCTGCTCTGGACCGTGCAGTCAATCCGGAATATGCGGTAGGCCCCGGCGACAAGCGTTATCCCGCTTGATGCGCTTGTGTCGGTCGCGTTGTCGTCACTCTCACATGCCACAAGACCGCCGGCCGGGACTTCAAAACCGACCCGGTATGAGCTTCCGCCGTCCGCCCATGCCCCATGCAGGCCGAACGACGCAACCGCGAGCAGGGTGGGAAGTGTCGTAAGAGCAAGGCGGGTTTCGAAAATCGCGCCCTGAGCAATCGAGAGCATGAGTTCATCATTAAAATGTAACGCCGCGTCCTGTTTCTGGTCGTCCGCCGTCAATGACCCGGCCACAAAACCGTTTACGCCGTCAGCTGTTTTCGCTACCGTCGGAGGTGCGGCCCCGACGATTTTCTTTGTCCACTTACAGCCGGATTCAGGCGATCCAGAAGCCGGGATCACGACATCCGACCCGACAAAATCATCATAAAACGCGACCGGGTACATCGCGGCGAGGGTTTCAAACGTCACTCCGTCATAAAACGCCTGTCTGCCTGTTTTGTGCCAGTCATAATCACATTTCGTCAGCATTTTTCACCGCCTTTTTTCGAATCCTAACTTCCGGTTCCGGTTCCTGATTTTGCGTCTCTTCCGTAACCGGATTTTTGTCGATATATTCGGCGAGCCTGGACATGACCAGATGCGCTCCCCTTGCGTCGGATACGGATATTTCATCCCCGACCGTGCCAAGTCCCTGAATTTTTTTTGTCAGCCTGACCCTCATAATATTCTCCCGAAAGGGGCGCATTAAGCGCCCCGTGATGTTTAGTCGGTTATGTCTGTCGGTGGCGTCACGCCCTGCGTTTTCTTGTACGCGATGCCGACCACGGAAACGAAATTTGTTGCCTGCGAGGAGTCGGAAATATTGACGGAGACGCAGTCAAAGCCGTTGTTTACGTCAAACTCTTGTGGTTCGACAACGAAAGTCACCTGTTTGTTGCTGATCGAGTTGTTGACCGTGAAATTTTTTGCGTCAGTCTGCCTGACGTTCGTGTCGCTGGTTGCGGTCGCCTCGTTGGCCCACAGTTTTGACGCTACCGTCATCACCTTGGTCCCTGTTCCGGCCACCGCGGTTGCCTGTTTCAGCGTCAAAACGGTTGCGTGGCCTACCGCCTGCGTCAGTTCAACGCAGATCATCAGCCGGTTGATGTCCTTCATACTGATCCAGTCCGTGTCGGCCCCGCCGTCGGTTGTAACGGGATTGAGCATCTGGATCGGTTTCGTTACCTCTGGGGATACAGTAATCATATTCTCTGGTCTCCTTATACCCTCGCGGCCAACGTCACAAACGAGGCGCGTTTGATGTTGCTGTTCTTGATTGTCAACGCATTGGGATTTTTCACGATCCCGTTGTAATAGATGATGACCCGAAAAACCTCTTCGTCATACAGAAAGCGGACGTGGATGCTTGTGTTCATGTCAGCCGTGCCTTTCCGGATGATCATGTATTTGTTCAGATTTGCGAGAATCAGGTCCCCCGGTGTTCCAACCGCCGAGCAGTGGTCTGTTGGAACAACCGGCCTTTGGTACAGCGTGCTCACGCCAGGACCGATGCCTCCACCTGGTGCGAGGAATACCGGAACACCGCCAGTGCCGACCGGGAACGTGACGTGCATCAGTTTCTCCTCCGTGTCAGGGTGGCCCATCCATATGGCGTTCGCCCGGTCCTCTGTGTGCAGAATGTTCCACATGCCGGTTATGTTCGGATACAAATACGGCTGCACGAGCGTCTGACCGGTCTCAATCGACTTTGACTGCACGGCGTTTCCGGAATTCAAAATACCCTTGCACTGCCCAACGCCGGTTCCGGATATGATCTCGTTTTCCATCTGGCGCATAATGGCCAGCGTAAACCCGCGCTGATAGAACTGACCGAGGAACGCGGCGTGTTTTACCGCCTCGCCTGACCAGTAGGCGAGGCCCATGCTTTTTTCAAGCTCGAGCCGATACCGCTCAAGAAATCCTTTTGTCGCCGTAACCGACTCGGCTTCCGCCGCACGATACATCTTGATCCCGTCGTATATGGCATCCGCGGAAATATCAGTCTCTTTTGGCCTCATCCATTCGACGGCGTTTGAGTCCGCCGAGCAGTTGTAGGAATCGCATCGGGAAATGATCCCCGAATCTGCCACCGCCGTATCCCACATCGCTCCTGCAAAATCGGTCTGGATCATAAACCCGGCCTCGGAGTCCACGTTCGCGCTGACACCGGTTGCCCCGCCGCGTTTTTCAACGTCGGCAAGCATGTTCCGGTATTCGGCCACTTTCGATCCGCCTTCCGTTCCTCTGACATTCGCGGTTGTCACCGCAACGATGGCCGAAAGCTGCGCCCCGAAGTCACGGAACGGTTTTTCGTTCCGTTCCACCTGGATTCCGCTACCCTTGATCACGTCTCGCGTTGTGGCCCCGGAAACCTCGCCGGATTTCGGCTTGGCTAATTCGGCCCGCATTGCCTCAAATTCCGAAGCGTCCTTAATTGCGCGTTCGATCATGTTCTTTTTTTCTTTCAGCTCCTGTAGGACATCCCACATCTTGCGCCTTCCGGTTTCCTGCTCTACCGACCGGCTTTCGACCGACGGAAGATCGCCGACGTGTTTTTCATATTCCGTCAGCTTTTCCGCGATTTCGGCATTGATTTTGTCAATCTGGCTCATTTGTTATACTCCTATTTCAAGTTTATATTTAAACAGCTCAATCAGTTCCCGTTCGTTTCTTGCCGGTGTCTTCATGCGCCTGTAAAGCGCAGCCCGCGCCTGGATTTCGGTGTCCTCATACGCCGGATATGTAACCGGCCCCACATCTGCAAGCATTTCACACCCGCCCGGCATCAACTGCCAGACATCGGCGCTTCGGTCATACTCGACGCTTGAATAGTCAATGAACGCGGAAAACGAGCATCCGCGAATTTCGCCACGCTGTATCGGTTTGACTACCATATCCCGAACCGTTTGTGAGTCGGAAAGACTGACCTCATAGACCAAACCGGTTTTGTCCTCATCGACAATCAGGGTCCCGGCAGTGCGTTCCCCAAGAATGAAGTTTTCGTTGTGGTTGAAAAGCGCCAAAATTCGGCCAGGAGCGTCAAGCGCGGACCGGAAAAAACCCTTCCTGATGATTTCACGGATTCCGGAAGCCTTTTCGAACAGCGAACCCGAAAGACTGTCGAATTTAGCCGCGTATCCCCTCAATATCGTTTCGTCGCCCTTGGCCTCTACCGCGCATTCGCTGGCATCGAGAGTTATGTATCTGCGTTGGAGTCTATTCATTTTCCGCAATTCCAATTTGTTCGACAAGTTTTAGGCCCGCCGGTTGTTCGGTTTCTGTTTCGTCCGGATCATCTCCGACCTTGATCATTGACGACTGGATATAAGTATCTTTGCCCTTCCCGTCTTCAAGGGGATTTCGCCCGCGCATTTCCCGGATTTCGTCAGGGCTGAGCGCACCGGCGAAAAATTCTTCCCGAATCATTTTCGAAAACGATTCCGGGTCCATGCGCAAGAGCGGTGTCGCGTCGTATTCGCAAAAGTATTTTTGATATTCCCTTGGAGTCAACAGGTCCGCGTTGAAGTGGTTTTGATCGTTTGCAATCTGTGGCTGTATTGCAAACGTATACGCTTGTAGCTGGTACTGGTAGGCGTTGTTGTACGTTGCCCCGTACTCAACTCCGGAATGACCGATAAGGGTCGGATGAAACCCCCAAAAACCGCAAATTTCGGATACGACGGAGCGCTCACCGTCTTTTAGATTCGCATAGTCCAGCCGGAATTCGTGAGGAGTAAGGTCAAGACCAAAATCCGGAACGATCAATTTGTTTCCGGACCTCCATCCCGCGTACTGTTCCAAAAACGCCGCAACCATTTCTTTTGTTTTCGTCGGATTTTTGTTCTCGCTCAGTTTTCCGATAAGCGCCGGTCTGATGCCCTCACCGTAATACTCTCCCTCGAACATCCTGAGCGCCGCCGCAATACCGAGCGTGTTCCGAAGCATGTCTGTTGGCGATTTGCCTATAATTCCGTTTATCGTCGTCATTCCGGGTATGTGCAAAATACGGTTCGCCGGCCACGTGGTTGTTGATGCAGTTGGCCAGTTTTTTGTCACAACATACGCAATATCGCCGGGCATCATGTCATCATACTGGGTAAGTGTCTGGATACCATCCCACCGCGTGACTTCAACATTCGGCGACAGCGACGGCCAAAGCGCAATCGTCCGGCCGAGTGCGTCCCGGTCAATCACGTCGTATGAGTTGCCCCACACCGCCCGATTATAGACGCGGGACGTTTGCCACTGAAAGGCTTTCGTGTCCTTGTTTGCTTTGAGATTGAGGACGCCATGAAGGGGATGATCATGCGCGATATCGGACCCGCCCGATTTGCGGCGTCGGCGGACATTGCACGGAATCATTGACATAATCTTTGCCAGCAGCCGGATACAGGCCCCGTGCGCCCCAACTTCCAGCGCTGACATGGGCCCAATATATGTTCCTGACTTTGTGCGGGATGAGCCGAATCCTGAATCGAGTCGGAAAAATTTTGAGATTTCGTCGGTTGAGAACGTGGTGACATTGCGTTTTTGCGGGAACATGGAATCAATCATTCCGTCCTCCCGTATTTCAGCGCAAGAACGGATTTCAGCCAACCGAGAAACAGACCGATCCATGACACGGAGGCGAAAACGATAATCGACAATCCGACACGCCCGGATTCAAGAAACACGCCAAGGCCAAGCAAAAACGCGGTTGTCCAGAAGGTTATTACGGGTAGGTATTGCCCAAAATCGGGCTTATTTTGGTCGTTTTGGGGCATAATGACCCCAAATACACCATAAAAGAATGGTTGTCAACAAAAAAGTAAACGATGTTGACACTTTGGATGTCAATCGTCCTTTTTTCCCAAATCTTCCCCGGACGAACCGGCCCACGGATCGTTTTCTGCCATCCACGCCGCCCACGCAGTCAAAAACGCGATTGCCGCGTCGTTCCGGTTCGCCCGGTTTTTTTCACCTTTGTACGGCTTGGCGTGACCGTTTGCGTCCTTTATTATCGTCAGATTCTGCATGCACCATGCCAACACCGGATTTCCCTCTTGGGAAATCTCGCCGCGAATAGCAAGCTCCATTACCCGGCGCAAAACCTCGTTAAAATATTTCGGGGTGTTTTGGATTGCGATCACGTTCGTTATTCCGTACTGCTCATCAAGCGTCCGCATCATCAGCAGCGCGGCGTATGGGTCATATGCGTAAAGCAGGACTGTGACCTTTTCGCCCATTTCCGCGATGTCCCTGATAATAAACGCAACATCCAGAACCTTCCCCGGAGTCTCGGTCAGCCATCCGTCATCGCGCCATTGGGTGTACAGCGCGTCCTCACGCCTGACCGGTTTTCCCTTTTCCGCCGCAACCTGTTTTGAATGGATCGCGATCCGGCCAGCCGGCAAATACGTTTTGACAATCGCTTTGACGTTTTCCCCTTCCGTTTCCGGCAGGAAAAGCCAGCAAACCGCCGATGGGTCTTCGACTCCGCCAAGATCGATCCCAACAAAACATTCGCGCCCGGCCATAGCCTCCAGATCGATCCGCGTTGAATCGCAGGCGTTCCAGATTTCCGCCGGCATCCATACGGATATCGCATTGACAAAAACATTGAAACGCCGGCAAAGAGCCTGGAGCCAGTCTGAAAGCGTCGGCGACTCGAACGCCTCCCGAAGCTCTTCTTTTTCCCGGTCAAGGTCCAGAATTTCCCCGATTGCCGGGTTGACCGCCAAAATAAGATCGTCCCCCGGCCAAATTTTTTTCTTCAGTAAATCTTCCTGCTCTGGAGTCGGGAAATACATGCACGGCAAAAATGCGGGGTGCCGGTCAGGGTCCGCGGTTGCCTCTTTCCCAATCCGGATCATGTCGTTGACGACAGAGCCCTCCTCGTAAGAGTCGGCGGTTGCTGCCATCATGATTATCGGATTGCGCCGCGCCCCCTGGTTGAATTTCGTGTGTGTGTTGAACAGCGCCCGGCCCTTTTCGCCCTTCATTTCCTCGATTTCGTCAAGCATGACCGACGAGGGACCTTTGCCCTGCTTGAAATTCGCGTCCCCGGTTGCCCTCAGGATCACCCCGTGATGGCCGTTTTTCGGGTTCCAGTACTCGATTTTGTGGGCGGATTTAAACGCCTTCCACCGTTTTTTGCTTAGAATCGGATGATTTTCCACGGCGTACAGGATCGGTTCGTACATGTTTCCGGCCTGTTCCCGGTCGTTTGAAACGTTGACGACAAGCGCTTCCGAATCACCGTCAAACGCGCAAAATATGACCGAACACGCCGCGAAAAACGGGCTTTTGCCGTTCTTTTTCGGGATGAAAATGAAAACTTTCCGAAACTGCCTTGTTCCGTTCGCCCGGAGTGTCCCAAAAAGTTTCCATGAAAGATTGAACTGCCATCCGATCAGGTTGAACGGAGACCCCTTTTTGAAACCGCCCACCGAATCGGCGGGAATGCAGAAATATTTCTGGAAGAGACTGATATACCGCGCGGCCGTTTCCGGAGAGTTGACATCCGCCATTTTTGACGGGTCAACCGTTTTCGGAACGGAGAGACCGTATTTTTTAATGAGGGATTTGGTTAAAATCAAGCGACAGCTGCCTCTCGTTTCGATTTCCGGCCGTTATCCACTCCGCCCACTGCGCGGCCATGGCCTCCGCCACTCCGGGAAAAGTTGCGGACCTGATTTTTGCCCGGTCGGCATCGGGCAATTTTGAATCATGGAAATAAATTGGGTTTCCTGCATGTTTGCCTTTTTCAAGATATCCGTAGATTTTGGGTTTCACGTCAAAATGGGTTCTTTTCAGCCTAGGAAGATTTTTAAGCCAGAGGCATGTTCTTTTCGAATCCGCGTCACCAAAAAAATAGGGGTGGACCGTCTGGGTGGACCTCCGCCATAATCGGCCAAGGCACCCGAGCGGATTCTCGATGCAGACCCGGTCATTTGAATCCCATATCATCCGGACGAACTCAACGGCCTCAATGCGCAGACGCTTTCTTTCGACCGCCGCCTCTCCGTATCTGGCCTCGGAAAACCAGCGGTTGCCGGCAACAGTCAAATACGTGCATGAAGGGAAGGCGATAATCGCATCCCATTTGTCATGCAGTATTTCCCGGACATCGCGCCTGATGTGCCATTCCGGATGGACTCCCGAGCAATCCTCGGTATCGCACGAATACGCCTCTATGCCGTGACGCCGGAAAGCCGATGTCACGGCCTGAGATTCCTCACACGCAATCAGGATCGCCATTTTTACACCGCCAATCTTCGCCCAGGATGAGGCAGCAGCCGGCATCTGTGAGATTGAAATAAATCTCTCCGCATTGCTCGCACGCATATTGAGACGCGAGCGGGACCTCTTCGGGATAAATATTTTCTTCGATATCATTGCGCGGCCCCCGTGCCCGCGTGAATTCGAGACACCGGGCACCGATATCGATCAATACCCCGCAACTCCGGCAACGTTTCCGGCGCGTTGTTTCCAATATCCGGAAATTGTCCGGACCGTAATAATATTGGTCACTGCCATCAAGGCTCATTTTTTTCTCCTGTTCCGGACATCCTCGGCAGTCGGAAATTCGTCCCATGTTCGCCCGTCCAAGATACGACCGGCTTTTTGCTTGCCAATCTTCCGAAATCCGATATCATCTCGCCAATCGTAATATTTTTCGCCGGGTTTTGCAAATCCCCATTCCCCCCATTGCTTGAAAAAAAACGGAACACTGGCGCTTTGGCACTGATACCGCAAACCCCGAACCCATTCGGGATGCATCGGTCTTGCACCAGGTCCGGACTCTCCGCCACAGATAACCCAATCAAGCGGCCTGTAAAAGCTCCCTATTTCTCTTGGATCCGCGAACAATCCCCCATGAATGTATGCGCGAAGATCAATTTCCCCAAGCATCGGCTCAATTGACAAAAAAACAATGCAGCCGGTCATATTCTTGATTTTGACGAGGGTGGGAGCAATCCGGTCGACCTCTTCCTGGGTTGCGACAGTTGCACCAAGCCATACATTGTCAAGCCATGTGCGGTTGTCATAACCAACCGCGTAATTGTAATCTTCGATATATTCGGCCATCCTCAATATTCGTTTTGTGAGTATCTGAAAAGTGTGTCGTTTGTTTTCTTCGGCAACCCTGAAAATTGTGTCAAGCCATTCAACCGGCACGGATTCATGAAAAAGATCAGTCATGGAGCATGTAAAGATTTTTCTCGGCTTTTTCCAACGGTACGGCTTTTTCAATTCAGATGGAACGAACGCCGTTTTCCCGGTCCACCCGTTTTCGTCAACAACGTCGGCATAACCCCGAGTCCCCATCGCCTTCTGACGTTTCGCCATGCGCTCTGCGTAACAGTTGGCGCAACCCGGACTGATCTTTGAGCAGCCAATAATCGGGTTGATTTTTGTTCTGTAAGGCATGTTTTTTCCTCTCCTCGTTCGTTCATACTCGCCATCCCATTTCATCGACAAGCCAACATCCGGAATACGGTTTGCGCCTCCCGCCATTTTTTTTGAACGCGATCTTTTCCGGCACCCACGTCCGCGAAAAAAATTCCGACGGGACAACGGCATGGACAAGAACACCGTGCTTGTCAGCCACCCATTTTTGATTGATCCTAAACGCCTCTGTCCTGGAGTGGCGAGGCTCGAATTTTGGCTTTACGTCGATATAATTGTCCGGATACACAGGCGGTTTTTTTCCCGCGAACTCAGGCAGCCTGCAGAGTTCCGGGCACGGTCCGACAATCGTGAAATCCGACGTGTATGAGTGACCGCGCAAAACAACCCTTTCAACTGTTTTTGTTTTTGTTTTCAGCCTTTTTTCGACGGTCCGCGTTCGTTTTTCGGAGAGCGGAAAAGTGGGCGATTGGTAAATCCACGCCCCGATATAGCCGAATTTTCTCGCCTCGACACACCAAAAGTGGAAGGCCAGTTCGTCGTCATTCGGGTATGTCTGTCCACAGCATTCACAGTATGTTTTCATGTTTGTACGTCCTCAATGTCCATCTGTTTTTCCCTCGCCGTCATTTCCCGGGATTTTACTTCATCGCCTGTTTTCGCATCTGTCCAGACGATCCTGAAATCGTCAAAATCCTTGACGACCTCGCATTCGACATCCCTGTACTCATAGCCGTTCGTGAGGCATCGGGACGCATATTTTTGTTTAGCGGTTTCCATTTCGACCTCCTGCTTAAACTGCGCCTTGACCTCCTTCAGGCGATCATCGATCCGCTCCAAATTCTCCGTGGCCTCGGCGACAATCTGGCCAATCTTGATCCGGTCATGATCTGTCAGCTCGAACTTCACGCTCAGGTTTTCAAATTTCTTTTGCATTTTGTTCCCCTTTCATTGCGTTTGAAATTATTTTTTCGAGTGCGCCTACAATTGTATCTATATTCGGAGCAGGAAGCGTTGACGCATATTCTTTTATGCGATCCATCTCCTCCTCGGACACCGGGACTCCAAGGATTTCGCACCGCGTCCTGAGCGCCTCGATTTGCCCGCACATTTTGGCGAATGGCCTCAACTCGCCACAACAGAAATTGAATGCAAAAGCGGCCTTGATTATTTCACTGATATCCATTTCCGCTACTCCTTCATCCACCCGTACGGGTCACCTTCGGCCTTTGCAACCATCGTTGTTGTTGAAAGAAGAGGCCCAAGTTTTGCAAGCAGCGCCCCGTATTGGGCCATGATTTTTAAATATGGATTCTCAATCGGGGTGCCTGTTCGCGGATGGGCGCACACGGCTCCGTTTTTTTTGACATTCTCCACCGCCTCCCTGTAGACCTCCGAGGCGTCCCTGTATATGTCGTCAATGCCTATTTTTTCCATGTCCTGATCCCGTCAAAAAGCGAAAGCTGTTCTTTCGAAAACGCATGTCCGACCTTAGTTGCAGCGTAAAGCTCACGCTGCGTCGGATTTTCCATGTACGGCAGCTCGTTTTCGATTTTTCGGACAAGATCGAAGTCCTCTCCGCCCTCGGTAAGATCAAATTGCTCAAAGCGTGGATTGAAATTCAGGTTCATGGACCCGCGAAGGAGGATACGAAACTTTTCGGACTCGACTGTCGCGATTTTCGCATGGTTAAGGGCAAATCTGACGCTTTTGGGGCCGAATTTGCCAACCCACCCCTTTATTATCTCCGCGTTTTTCCGTTGCGCACCCTTGTCGATTATCAGGGACGCCGACACAAGACGCCCATCGATCATCAGGCGCTCCAGGCACTGAACCTCATATTCGGCAATTGTCCACGTCCAGAGCGATAGTTTTGACCGACCGCACTGATCAAGGCAATACAAAATAGCGTCGATCATTGAAAATTGTCCGCGCGTTATCGCAAAAAGTGACTTGCCAGGAGTTATTTCCCCGATGCAGTCCGCCGCTGTCCGGAAACTCTCCTCCGATTGTAGGCGCCTGGTTGCCGGTGCGGATGATTTGTTGTTAATCATTTTCCCACCTCAAACACCATCCCGCAATTAGGACATTTTGCGTGTTTTTTTTCGGGTTCCGCATCCGAAAAATGCTTTCCCCATATTTCCCGGTATGCGTATTCCTTGTCCGCAGCTTCCGCGATTTCGTCCTCTTTCCAGTTTTCGGCAACCCATCGGAGATACGGGGATGGAATTTCGGACATATCCTTGCCCCTGAATTTTCCCGACGGCATTATCATGTGTTTAGTCGTCTCCATATCCATCATCCTCCTCCGGCGCGTTCCCGAAAAATTCGAGAGCCGACTTGAAAAATTGTTTGTGCATTTGCTGAAAGTGCTTTTCGGCCTTTTGTTTTTGACCCTGCATCACGGAAATCTTGACCTTTCCGCCCTCAACCACGAAAAAACCTTTCATCTTCGGACTTGCCGCCCTTTGCTCGGCCACAAGCCCGCGCCAGTCCTGCCAGTCGCCGTAAGCCTCGCACAATGCAAGGAACAGATGCCAGTTGTTTTCGCCGACAACTTTTTCCTTGCAAAGGCGCTCAATATGAATCCAATAATACTCCCGCGCGTGGCCGATGATGTTTTTAGGGAGTTCAATCGGTGCTATTTCCGAATTTTTTATTGTCGTGGGCGTTTTTTTTGGCCCGTATTGATTGTAGGCGATGTTTTTTTGGCCCCGTATCTGTCTTGTTTTCATTTCTTCGCCTCCAAATCAGGTACAAGTTCCGACGCGGGAATCTGCCAGGCTCTGCCGCCGGGATTTTTGATCGCCACGATTTTTTTGTCCCTGATCCACAGCCGGACAGTCAACGGAGAAATCCCAAGCTGATCCGCGTATTCCATAACCGAGTAGTATTTTTTTTCCATGTTCACCCTATTTTTCATTCAAAAACGTTTTTCATAATCGTATTATATATCGTTATATATCGTTTGTCAAGGGGTCTGGCAGTAATTTTTTTCCAATTTTCTCCGGCCTTCCGCCAAAATGAAATCAAAATCGACAGTTTCGGAAAATGGCGACGGGTCCAGAACATACCCCCCGCAATCCGAACAGACCCAGTATTTGCGATCCAAAAAAGAATCGGGTATTTTGTTTTCGTGGCGACATTTCGAATGGCCTGGCAAATCGGGAAGCGCCCTGCAAATGTCAAGGGCGTCTCCGGACAACCGAATCCCGCATGTCCGGCATCTCTGGGAACGCGCCCGTTTTTTGGGATAATCCGGGAACGGGCAGCAACGATAATTTTCCGGAAGCGGCTCCGGTTTTTGGTATGGACACCCATGCAGATGGTTTTGACCGCAAACCCAAACCGGGTTTGCGTGATATCGCGTGTAGCCGCGCCCTTGGACAAACGTCCCCTGATCGCGGAATAATTGGAAACAATCCCTGTATTGACACTTTTCGTCAAGAACGGTTACCTGATCGGCCCCGATTTTGATTTTCATTTGTCCTCGCACGGCTCTATGCTCTTCTCGGAAACTTTTGAGAAAAACAATTCAACGCCGCATGTCGGACAAGGGTCAGTTTGGATGTGTGCGCCGCCGTGCCAGTGTGTGATTATGGCACGTGTCCCGGCTGGTGCTTGACAATATCCGTTTGCAATATTCCTTGTTGTCCGGACTTTCATACCGATACGATCCCTCTTCAATCGTGGCCATTTCACGTCGTGTACCCCCTTTTCTGTAAACTTTGTTTACACTGTTAACCAAATGTGTAAACATGGTTAACGAAATTTCTGCGCTAAACGTGTGTGCAAG